ACGAATCGGGCAACCAGGACGAATGGCGAGACCTGTTCCGCACCGCCGGCCCCGAGGTCATGGCCGAGGCCTACACCGCCCTGATCGGCGACCTACCACCCGACCGCGGCGTGGGCTACGCAGCCCTGCAACGCTGGATCTTCACGCACTACCAGGAAGCGGCACCCCTATGAACCTCGTCCGTCGCACCGAGCCCGTCAGCGCCCCCAGCGCCCCACCAGCCGATACCAGCCTCGCCAAGTGGCGCCACCTGACCGAGTGTCTGATCTTCGCCGCGCCCTACGGCACGACCGAGTACCTGCGCCACCTCGACGCCACCGGCCGGCCCTACAACCGCGACCAGGCCATCCGGCGGTGCAGGGACCTCGCCGAGGCCATCACCACAGATTACCCGTTCCCGTTCAAGCTGCAGAGCTGCCACGCGGCCAACGACGACCCCGCCTTCCGGCTGCGCTACTCGCACCTGCTGCCCAAACGGCCGACGACGCTGAGCCGCGCCGAGCGGCGCACCGGCATCAGCGATGCGCAGCGGCAGAGCGAGGCCGACGAGCTGGCGGGCATGCTGTGACCACTGCGCAGCATAACTACCGCAACCGATCCCCGCGCCTCGCCCGCGAGGAGAGCGACCGCCTGCGCCTGCTGGTGCTCGCCAAGATCGGCAGGCTCAAGATCACCTACCCCCAGGCCGCGGCCGACATGGGCATGCCGCCAAGGACGCTGGGGAACTGGATGGGCGGACGGCCGCTGGCAATCGACCTGATCAAAACCGCAGAGGCATGGAGCAACGCATGACCGGATCCTCAACCGCGAACGAACACGACGAGGCGCAGCAGCAGATCGCCGCCCTGCGCGCCGATGTCGATGCCGCCAAGGCCGACGCTGAGCAAGCAAAGGCGGAACGGAACAAGAACGAAGCGCAGTGGGTCGAGATGCAGCGGGCCGGGGACATTCGGCATCTGCGGAAACTGACGCAGGAGGCTAACGAAGCACGGGCCGAGCTTGCCGCGCTCAAGGGGCGGAAGGTTACGCTGCCGCCAGTTATCGTAGCCGAGGACAATTCCGAGACGGGGCGCAGGCGCGCAGCGGTCTCGAAGCAGCGGGCAACGGTTATCGTTCTGGACCGCTCGCTGGTTATCGCCGCCATCCGCGCCGCCGGGGTGGAGGTGGAACATGCCGGATGAACTCAAGCCGTGTCCGTTCTGCGGCAGGAACCCGTCAGAGGAATACTGCCAACGCCGCTACGACTTTGACTTCGCCATCGAATGCGAGTGCGGGGCATGTTTGTCGCAATGCGAGTGGGAAGGGGGGCCTGGGCAGACCACCAAGGAAAAGACCATCGAACAGTGGAACACCCGCACCACCGAGGACGCGCTGCGGAAGCAGTTGGCCGAGGCTGTGGGGCTGCTGCGTGAAGCGCGACACTCGATTGAGTACAAAGTGCAGGATCTGGAGGCCAGCTACGGCGAGCGACTGATGCACAAGCAGGAGCCGGTGCGGGAACTGCTGGCGAAGTGCGAGGCGTTCCTGGCACGGGTCGGGGAGCGTCCCTGATGCACGCTGACCAGGACGTTGCCATCCTGCGGCTGCTGGTCCTGGTCGATGGCGACCTGCGCACGCTCGACGCTGCCTGGGGTGACCGCTGGGCGAGCCACCAGGCCCGCCGCATGATGCTCCGCGGACTCTGCGGGAGCTGCCGCAAAGGGCACCTCTGGCCGACCGGAGCGGGGTGGGCGATGATCCAGTATGATGATAGTGTGGCCCACGAAACTACTGAAAAATACAAGGAGAACGAAGATGCCGAGGGGCAGCAAGCGACCGCCGAACGCGGGCAAGGGCAGGCCCAAGGGCGTGCCCAACAAGAACACCACCGCCATCAAGGACATGCTGCGGCAGGCGCTCGACGGCGCGGGCGGCGTCGAGTACCTGATCGAGCAGGCGCGGGAGAACCCCGGCCCGTTCCTGTCGCTGGTCGGGAAGCTGATCCCGCATGAGGTCAACGCGACCATCGCCGGGAAGGTGACGCTGTCCGAGCTGGTCGAGCGCGCCGTGGCAACCGACAAGCCGTGAGCACCGCCGCCACCGCCATCCGTCGCTGGCGCACAGACCCCGTCGCGTTCGTGCGCGATGTATTCAAGGCCGAGCCCGACGCCTGGCAGGCTGACGTGCTGGCGGCGTTCCCACGCTCTCCACGCATGGCCTATAAGGCGTGCAAAGGTCCTGGTAAATCCTGCGTGCTCGCGTGGCTGGCATGGAATTTCCTGCTGACACGCCTGCATCCCAAGGTGGTCTGCACCTCGATCACCGGCGACAACCTGGCGGACGGTCTGTGGACCGAGCTGGCCAACTGGCAGAACCGGAGCGAGCTGCTGCGGCAGACCTTCACCTGGACGAAGACGCGCATCGTCGCCAATGATCACCCCGAAACCTGGTGGGCCTCCGCGCGCCAATGGTCGAAAGGCGCCGACGCCAAGACGCAGGGCGAGACGCTGGCAGGCATCCACGCCGACAACGTGCTGTTCATCGTGGACGAGGCCGGCGGCGTGCCTGATGCCGTGGTGGCCGCCGCCGAGGCGGGCTTGGCCAACGTGGTGGACCCGGCCAAGCAGGAGGCGCACCTGCTGATCGCCGGCAACCCCTACGCCCTGGAGGGGCCGCTCTACCGCGCCTGCACCAGCGAGCGCCAGCTCTGGCACCTGACCGAGATCAGCGCCGACCCCGACGACCCCAAGCGCACGCCCCGCGTGTCGGCGGAATGGGCGCGGCAGCAGATCGAGAAGTTCGGACGCGAGAACCCGTGGGTGCTGGTCAACGTCTTTGGCCGCTTCCCGCCGTCGTCGCTGAACGCGCTGCTGGGACCCGATGACGTGAACCAATGCCTGGGCCGGCACCTCGATGATCGCGCCACCGATGGCGCCGCCCGCATCCTGGGCGTCGATGTCGCCCGCGACGGCGGCGACCGCACCGTGCTGTTCCCACGCTGCGGGCCGGTCGCCTATCCGCCGGTGATCCTGCGCGGAGCCAACAACATCGCCGTGGCCGACCGCATCAAGATGGCGTTCACCAACTGGCAACCGCACCAGGTCTTTGTCGATGCCACCGGCGGCTATGGCGGCGGCGTGTGCGACCTGCTGGAGCAGGCCGGCCTGCCGGTGGTCGGCGTGCAGTTCGCCGGCAAGGCTGGTGATCCGCGCTATGCCAACAAGCGATCGGAAATGTGGTTCCTCATGGCCGAGTGGGTCAAGCGTGGCGCCGCCCTGCCGCCGCTGTCCGAGCTGGTGCCCGAGCTGACCAGCCCGACCTACTTCTTCAACGCCGACCGCTTCGCGCTGGAACCCAAGGACCAGATCAAGCAGCGCCTGGGATTCTCACCCGACCTGGCCGACGCGCTGGCGCTGACCTTCGCCCAGCCGGTGGCGCCACCCGGCGCCCTGGTCGGTGCCGGCGTCACCCAGGCGGTTCGGGACTACAACCCCTTCGGGTAGGGGTGCCGCGAGGGCGGCACGGCGCCGCCGCTTCGCCGACCACGGACGGCGCTCCGCCGTCACACTGGCGGCATGACCCTGGCGTATGCCGTTGAGCAGTTCAGCGAGGCCCTATGGGCCGAGGTGGCGCCACTGTCGGCCGCGCACTTCGCCGAGGTCGCTGATCTGCCGGTCGGCCACGGGCTGAGCCTGGACCAGCAGGGCTACGCCAACGCCGAACGGCACGGCGCACACACGCTGATCACCGCCCGCGAGGCCGGCCGCCTGGTGGGCTACCTGTCCCTGTTCCTGCGCCGCCACGTCCACGCCCAGGTGCTGAGCGCCTACCAGGATGCGATCTACCTGCTGCCGTCGCACCGCCTGGGCTGGAACGCGCAGGGCATGATCGCCTTCGCCGACGCGCATATCCGCGAGCTGGGCGTCGGCATCGTCTATCACTTCGCGCCCATCGCCCACGACTACGGGCCGGTCATGCGGCAGCTGGGCTACAACCCTACTGAAATCGTCTGGAGCAGGCACCTGCACCAGCCGAAGAAAGCGAGCTAATCATGGGCGGCGGCGGCGGTATCGGCGGATTCATCGAAGACGCATATGATCAGATGTCCGACAACCTAGGTGACGCAGAGGACAGCGGCCTTGTCGATTCAGCGCTGGCCTATCTGGCAAGTCCGCTCATCGCGCAGGATCTAGCTGGGTCGAGTGCGGCTAGCGGCGAAGACCCCAGTAACTACCTCGCGGCCCCGGGGCAGTTCCTGACCAACCCCGACGAGTACCTGGCTGACGACCGCAACATCATGGAGCTAGGATCCTTCAACGCGGCGCTCATGGCTGGCGCGGCCGGTGGGGCACTCATCGGACCTGCAGCTGTGGCCGGGTCGTCGCCGTTCTACGCCGGCGCCGTGGCCGCCCCAGCCCTGGCCGGCGGGCTCGCTGCTGGAGCGGCAACTCAAGCATTGGGCAATGCGGCAACAACCAGGCCCTACGACGAGGCCGTTGCCGCGGCGCAGGATGAGGCCCGCAAGCAGGCACAGGACGCACAGGACGCGGCCCGGTCCCGCGCCCAGGCCATCCTCGCCCTGCCCAAGGACCCGACCGTCGATGAGATCCAGCAGCAGCGCCGGGCCAGGGCCAGGCGCGGCACCATCCTGACCACGCCCGGCCAGAACCTCGGCAGCACGGGGCAGGGCAAGTCTCTGCTGGGACTCTGATGCTCGCGCTCCCCGACGGCTACCGCCAACGCTGCAACCAGACGCGCACCGCCCTCGACGCGGTGCGTGCCAACCATCTGCCGGTGTGGTATGACCTGGCGGATTACATCCTGCCGATGCGGACGCGCTTCCTGCTGTCGGACAAGAACCGCGGCGACCGGCGCTCGCTGAAGATCGTGGACTCGACGCCGGTACAGGCGGTGCGCACGCTCAAGGCGGGCATGATGTCGGGCGTCACCAGCCCGGCGCGGCCCTGGTTCAACTTGACCACGCCAGACCCCGATCTGGCAGACTTCGGGCCGGTGAAGGACTACCTGTTCATCGTCGCGCAGCGCATGCGCGACATGCTGCTGAAATCGAACCTCTACGCCAGGCTGCCGCTGGTCTATCAGGATATGGGCGTCTTCGGCACCGCCTGCCTGACCTGCGAGGAGGACGAGGAGGATCAGCTCCGATTCCGCCATCTGCCGCTGGGCACCTACTGGATCGCCACCGACGAACGCGAGCGCGTCGATACCCTGATCCGCGAGACCACCATGACCGCCCGGCAGCTGGCCCGGCGCTTCGGCGCCGACCGGCTGAGCCCGCAGACCAAGAGCCTGCTGGACAACGGCAACGGCGAGGCCGAGGTGCAGGTCATCCAGCACATCGCCCGCAACGAGGACGTGAAGCCCGGCAAGCCCGGCCAGGAGGGCATGGGCTGGATGGCCGTCTGGTACGAGACCGCCGCGGCCGACGCCGACATCCTGGGCGTGGACGGCTTCAACGAGTTCCCTGGATTCTGCCCGCGCTGGGAGACCAGCGGCGACGACGTGTGGGGCTTCGGCCCTGGCCTTGAGGCGCTGGGCGACGTGAAGGCGCTGATGGCCTACGAGATCAAAGCGGCCAAAGGTCTCGACAAGGAGATCGATCCGCCGCTGATGGGCCCCGCCTCGATGCGCCAGGCCAAGGTCAGCCTGCTGCCCGGCGACATGACCTGGCTGCCCGATGCCGCCATGGCGGCCGGCGGGCTGAAGCCGATCCATCAGAACCAGTTCCGCGTGGACCTGGCCGAGGGCAAGAGCCAGCAGATCCGGCAGCGCATCAGCCGCGCCTTCTTCGAAGATCTGTTCCTGATGCTGGCCAACAGCGACCGCCGGCAGATCACCGCCCGCGAGATCGAGGAGCGCCACCAGGAGAAGCTGCTGGCCCTGGGCCCGGTGTTGGAAGGTCTCAACGACGAGCTGCTGGATCCGCTGATCGATCGGGTCTATGCCATCGCCAACCGCCGCGGCCTGCTGCCGCCGCCACCCGATGAGCTGCAGGGCGTCGAGCTGAAAGTGGAATACACCAGCGTCATGGCCGCCGCGCAGCGGTCGGTCAACCTGGGCAGCACCCGCGCCTTCCTGGGCTTCGTCGCCGAGGCGGTGCAGATCGGCGGCCCCGGCGTGCTCGACAAGGTGAACCTGGACGAAGCCATCGACGAGGTCGGCGAGCATCTGCTGGTCAACCCGCGGCTGATCGTGCCCACCGTCGAGGCCAACCAGCGCCGCGCCGCCAGGGCCCAAGCCCAGCAGCAGGCCGTGCAGATGCAGGCCGCGCAGCAGCAGACCGCCATGGCCAAGGACCTGGCCGCCATCCCCGCCGACGAGGACAACGCCCTCGCACGCCTGACCCAAGGATCCTCCGCATGATCCCCTTCTATCCCGTCGAGGCCCCGCCCCTGGGCGAGTACGCCGGCACCTACCGCCGCCAGTGGATCGACATGCCGGCCGACGAGGTCGGCGACCCCGTCGCACTGCCGCGGCACGCCGACCGATCGGTGCAGATCACCGGGTCGTTCGACGGCGCCAGCCTGCGCATCGAGGGCACCATCGACGGCGACGCCTGGGCCCCGCTGACCGACCCGCAGGGCAACGACCTGGTCGTCGGCAGCTACCCAGCCGGCTACACGTCGAAGATCGAGGCCATCAGCGAGGCCGTCGTCGCTGTGCGGCCCCGCACCGTGGGCGGTGGCGCCGCCCCGCCGCCCCTGACCCCCGCCGAGTGGCTGATCCGCTGCCGCCGAAGGAACCGCCGATGACCACCACCAACCCCACCGTCCAGAACGAGCGCGAGGAGCGCCGCCGCGCCCGCGCCATCGCCGACTTCCGCGCCGTGACCGCGACGCCGGAAGGGCGGCGATTCGTGTGGGAATTGCTCGGCCCAGCCTTCCACGCCAGCTTCACCGGCGACGCGCTGACCACCGCCTACAACGAAGGGCGGAGGGGTGCCGCAAACGAACTGCTCGCACGTCTGAACGACCATGCGCCCGACGCGCTGATCGCCATGCTGACCGCCGCCGCACAGGTCCGCGCCGCTGATGAGGCGGCCGACCGCATCGACGAACGACAGGACCCCGAGCATGGCTGATCCGATCCTCGCAGCGCCCCCCGCCGCACCGCCCGCCGGTGCCGCGCCGCCTGCTGCCACGGGATCGGCCGCGCCCACCACGCCGCCCGCAGCGCCGCCGGCTGCTCCACCTGCCGCACCGCCCGC